AAAAAGGCGGGAGCTTTAGCCCGATTTCACACACTAAATGCTGGCCAAAAGAGAATTGACCTCTTGTACCCCGGCTGTAATAACAGGCCCCCTTGTTAAGGAACGCTTTTCCGCTCAAAATTTATGCAAAATCTAAACACAATTGACTTTTAGAAGGCAGAAAGCATGGTTAACCAAGAAATCGAAGAAAAACGGCTCCGTCTTGAGCTGCGGCTCACGCAGCTTGACGCCCAAGACCGGTCCCGTAAGAACTTCTTGGACTTCGTCCGGTACGTCTGGCCTGAGGCGATACTCGGGGAACATCACAAAAAAATGGCGGCCGCGTTTGACCGGATCGCAAACGGGACCTTGAAGCGCTTGATTGTGAACATGCCCCCGAGGCACACGAAAAGTGAGTTTGCCTCCTATCTTCTTCCCGCCTTCCTCCTGGGCCGTGATCCGCGATCCCAGGTCATTGAAGCGACGCACACGGCGGAGTTGGCTGTAAAGTTTGGCCGGAAGGTGCGGGATCTTGTGGATGACGAGCGGTATCGGGAGTTGTTTCCGGACGTAGCGTTGAAGGCTGACAGTAAGGCGGCGGGTCGGTGGGACACGAACAAGGGGGGGACGTATTTTGCGGTGGGTGTAGGTGGAGCGATGACTGGGCGCGGGGCGGACATTTTGATTGTGGACGACCCGCACACGGAGGGTGATGCGGCGAGTGAGTTAGCTTTGGACAATGCTTGGGAATGGTATCAAGGTGGGCCGCGTACTCGTTTGCAGCCTGGAGGGGCGATTGTTGTGGTGATGACGCGGTGGGGGACGAAGGATTTGACGGCGCGGTTATTGAAGGCGCAGAAGAGTCACCGGGCGGACAGGTGGGAGGTGATTGAGTTTCCGGCTATTTTGCCGAGTGGTCGGCCGTTGTGGCCGGAGTATTGGAAGTTGGATGAGTTATTGGCGGTGAAGGCGAGTTTGTCGGCGCAGAAGTGGAATGCTTTGTACCAGCAGCAGCCGACCAATGACGAGGGTGCGATATTGAAGAGGGAGTGGTGGCGGGTATGGCCGCACGATGATCCGCCGGTGGTGAATTACATTATTCAGTCGATGGACACGGCGTACAGTAAAAAGGAGACGGCTGACTTTAGTGTGATTACGACGTGGGGTGTATTTTGGCCGGATGAGGACAGTGGGGCGAACATTGTTTTGTTGGATGTAAAGAGGGGGCGGTGGGATTTTCCGGAGTTAAAGCGTGTGGCGAAGGAGCAGTATGAGTATTGGCAGCCGGACAATGTATTAATTGAGGCCAAGGCGACTGGGGTGAGTTTGCAGCAGGAGTTGAGGAGGATGAGTATTCCTGTGACGATGTACAGTCCTGGTGGGAGGAAGGCTGGGACGGACAAGATCAGTCGTGCGAATGCGGTAGCGCCGATGTTTGAGGCGGGGATGGTGTGGGCTCCGGACACGGACTGGGCGGAGGAGTTGGTGGAGGAGTGTGCGGCGTTTCCGAATGGTGACAATGATGACCAGGTGGATTCGACGGTGCAGGCGATGATGCGGTTTAGGCAGGGGAATTTTGTAGCGTTGAAGACGGATGTTTGGGAGGAGGAGGAAAGCAGGCCGCTTGTTCCGGAGTATTATTGAGGACTAGAATTGGGCCTAATTTTGACATTAGGGGGTTAAGATGGCCAAGAGGACTAGGGTACGGACTGCCAAGGAGATGTTGGGCAGTCTTGTCAAGGCATCTTCGCCCTCGGTCCGTGGTCCACGGCCCAAGGCTCTTGCTTTAGCTGAGGGTGGTGAGGCGAGCAAGGGTAGTGGGTCGGTGTTTAGCTTAGGTAGTCGTGCGAGTCCTAGGTTAACGAGTGCTGAGGAGCGTGCGGCGCGCAAGGCGGCGTTTGATGCGGCGCGTGCGAGGACGGAGGAGAAGAAAGCGGCTAGTATGCTTGCTGAGGTGAGTGCGCCTCCGGTGGAGCAGCGGACGTTAAAGGATGTGCAGTCGGAGTTGTACGGTACTCCGGTGAGAAGTTTGAAGGATGCGCCGAAGACGGGTGCGGCGTTGGATTTAAGTTTGTTGCCGTCTGGGCCGGCTCCGCAGCCAGGGCAGTACCCGAGTGATTTTGTGGGTCCTGTACCTTCGGGTTCAACGGTTGTGGAGCCGTCAATTCAGCGGGCTCCTGTATTGAAGTCGAAGACGGTGACGCCGACGAAGGCTCCGGTTGTTGAACCGAAGAAGGTGGTTGATCCTGTGTGGCCTAGAACCCCACCAACGCAACCTCCGCCTCCTGTTACACAGCCTCCTGTTACACAGCCTCCTGTTACACAGCCTCCTGTTACACAGCCTCCTGTTACACAGCCTCCTGGTGAGCGGGACATGGCCCGTGGTCCGAGCACCACGACGCCTGGCGGTCCGCCCGACAACAGCGGGAACTGGCGTCGCGCAGCACCCGGCGAGTTTGGCCACTTTGGCATTGGCCTGCCTGGCGAAATGAGCGGTGGGTATATCCGGATTGGTGGCGAGTCGCAGATTCCTCCTGTTACACCGCCTCCTGCTCCGGCCCCTGAAACGGGATCCCAAACCCGGCGAGGTGGATTTTCCAGGTTTAATCCTGCCGGGCCGAGTCCGACGCCTCCTGTTACACAGCCTCCTGTTGCACCGCCTCCTGTTGCACCGCCTCCTGTTACACAGCCTCCTGTTGCGCCGCCTCCGACAATTCCGTTTCCTAGCATTCCGTCTTTCCCGAGAACGCCCTCGCCGCCTCCTTCGTTGCCGAGGATCTTTAATCCTGCTCCGGGTCAGGTTCCTGGGACCGTGCCTATTGCGCCTCCGATTGGTCACAGTCCGATCCCGACGGCTTTGGACCTGATCAATCAGAATCCGAATTTACAGCCTCGGTTAATGGGCAATGTTGGTTTTATGACGGATCGGTTAGGCAATCGCATTTATGCGCCGGGCATGCCGAGTCCTGTCCAGACCTATGCCGAAGGCGGGGATGTTCAGCCGATATTTCAGTCTGAAAAAATTCCTGGTTCGGATTTGCCGGGCGAGGACGTGCGTGCAAATGTGCTGGGTTTTATCAATCGCATGGATGACGGGGCTGTAATGATGACCGCGTCCAAGTTAACGGGTCTTCCTTTTGACACTCCAACACAGGCTCGAGTTGCCCTGGAGAAGATGTTTGGGGATGTGAATGTTACAGCCGGGGTCATGGCCAGTGGTTCTAGGGTCCCGGATCGTGTTTCTGGGTACTCGGTTGGGGCGGGATTTCCTTTTATGGGTGGGCGACTGCAGGGTCAGTTGGATTTTCCACCTGGGGGAAGGCCTAATCCTAGTTTGTCTTTTTCCAAAAAGTTTGCCGAAGGCGGGGATGTTTCACGTGAAACATTGTCGAGTCTTTTTGCCCGTGATCCACGGTCCTCGTTGCCTGACATGGCGCGTTTGTCCGATTCCAGTGCGTTAACGGCGATGCCCAAGATTGCTGAGCCGCGTCGCGAAGACACGGCTCGGGCTCGGTTGGACGATATGTTGCGGCAGTTGAAGATACGGGAGCGGTCTGTGCAGGACGCGACGCGTGGTCTTGGCCGCGATACGATGGGAGCGCCAACCTTGGAACAGCCTACTTTGACCAAAAGCGGTGTAGCCAGGCGACGATTTGAGGAGGGCGGCGAAGTAAAAAAGTCCCAGGAGGTTGAAGGGGTAGACGGCCCTTCAGCCTCCAAATTGCTTCGCCGTCTGGCCTTGGCCGTCGCTCGTGGGGTTCCGCAGGCCGTGACTGGTTTTGTGGACTTGGCAGCGTTGCCGTTGACTGCAACCGGTCGGATGAAGGCAGAAGACGTCTTTGGGACCACCGACTATCTGACCAATCGCGGCCTGCTGCCGCCGCCCCAAGAGGGACTTGCCAGCGAGAGCGCAGAACTTTTGTCGAGCATGGCCTCGCCGGGCGGCGCGGCCAAGGCCGCTGTCTTGGGCATGGTCGGCTCAAAAGGCGTCATTATCCCGAGCAAGATTAGTGACCTCAAAAACCTTGTTCTTCAGAGAGAAGGGGGATACGGCGCAAAGCGGGTTGAGCGTGCCGCTGACGAGATTCGCAATCTTGAGAAACTGTTTACAGAAGAAGCCTTGAGGGATGCCTTCACTGGGGACAACGCCAAGGCGGTGGTGACTATGAATCCATCCGACTTTGAGAAGTACGCCAAACAACTCAAAGGACGCACTAATGCTGACATTGGCCCCAAGATGGCTGAACTTGCAAAGCAGGGTGAGATTGATAAGTACACTATCCCAACTGATGAGTACATCCAGCACCTGATGCGCATACAGGGCGGCTTTGATCAAGTGCCTTACTTAAATTTGTTCAAGGATGAGGTAGGTCTGCCAACCAAGCCAGAGATCAGGGGACATGAGGGGCGTCACCGAAGTCGCGCATTGTCAGAGTTGGGTGAGTCAACTACTCTTGTGGATATTGCTCCTCGTGGGGATTTGCGGGAGGGCCTGCCTCGTAGATCACGAGAAGAGTACATCCAGGCCCTGAGAGAGGAGCTTGGACTGTCGGATCGCTTGGTGCTGCCTGAGGCCGAGGGGTCGTTACGCCGTCCAGCGATTCAGTTCCCTGAGCCTTATGCCAGCGGCGGCGAAGTTAACAAGCATGACGCGTTCATTTCCCGGAACATGCAAACGGGCGGTGAGGCGCGGTCCATGGACCTTGGGCCTTATGAGGGTACGTACCGTTACAGTAGTACGCCGGAGTCTGCGTCCACGCAGAATGCGCAGGCAAAGCTTGCGGCTGAGTTGATGAAGGTTCATTTCCCGGACATGTTGGCCTCCAACGAGGCGGTTGTTCGTGCGGGGACGCCTGCTGTCCCAAGGGCGCTTGGGGTCTTTGACTCGGACACGAACGAGATTACGATGCGTCCGGAAGAGCCTCGGTTGTCGTTTTTTGAAAAAAACCCAAGGTTTCCCAACGATCCCGGATACATTGGGGCCAGTCAGGTTCCGACCACTGAAGATGTTTTAAACAGGCTTGGCGTGTTAGCGCATGAGGGATACCATGCTCGGACCACGGGCCGTGGCACGGGTTACTTGACGCGGCAAGGCTGGGACGATGTGATTGAGTTGATGGGTAGAAAACGGGCCAATGAGTTTGTTAAGGACCTTGGAGAGGCCAAGTTTCCTTCTGTTGGAATTAAGGGGCAGAGTAGTGCGAAGCGTACAGAGGAGTTTTTGGCAACGGTCGTTCCAATGAAGCAGATGGAAGAAAGAGGGTTTTTATCTGAGGGGTGGAAGCGGTTCAAGCCGGAGTATGAGCGTCTGGCTAAAAAGTATCCTGAGATCGAGCAGGTTGTTGGGATGTGGAAACAACCTGAAAGTCGGCCGAATGTAGGGCTGATGCAGAGACTCAAGGAGAAGGTCAATGAGCCTTTGTCCGCACTTGGACTGGCCCACGGCGGCCCCGTCAACAAGACACACGCGTAAGGAAAGAGCATGTCCATTGAAAAAGCGGTAAACCAGGCCCCTTCGACTGATCTTATTGTACTGGGCAGTGAAGCGCCGGTGGAGATTGAGATCGAGTTGGACGAGGACGGTGGTGCGACGGTTGAGATTGGGGTTGAGGACGCGGAGGACGCGGACTTTTACGCCAACCTGGCCGAGGTCATTGAGCCGGAGGTCTTGACGCGTATTTCTTTGGACGTTGCGGCGATGTTCGAGGCGGACAAGTCGTCCCGATCTGAGTGGGAAAACATGTTCGCCAAGGGCCTTGATCTATTGGGCTTGAAGCTTGAAGAACGGACTAAGCCATTTCGTGGTGCGGCTGGAGTATCGCATCCGATGTTGATGGAGGCGATCATTCAGTTTCAGGCGCAGGCGCTGAAGGAGTTGATGCCGGCTGGGGGCCCTGTACGGACGCAGATCATGGGCCGTGAGACGGTAGAAAAGTTTCAGCAAGCGGGGCGCGTGCAGGATTTTATGAACTATCAGATTACGAGCGTGATGAAGGAGTACACGCCGGAGTTTGATCAGTTGTTGTTTTACACGGGATACGGTGGCTCGACCTTCAAGAAGGTGTATTACGACTACAGTCTTGGGCGCATGGTGAGCCGGCTGTGTTTGGCTGATGATGTGTACATTCCGTACAGTGGTTCGAGTGTTGTGTCTCAGTGCCCACGGCTCACGCATCGGATTGCGATGGACTCCAATGAGTTTCGCAAGCGCGTGATCAATGGTGAGTATTTGGATGTTTCGACTCGTCCGAGTGATGTTCCGAGTGACGTGGACCGGATTCAGGAAGCGATTGACCGGGCGGTGGGCGTGCAGCCGGGTGCGGAGTTGGGAGAGGTTTTCCTGCTTGAGCAGTTGGTGGACTTGGACATCCCTGGGTTTGAGGATGTGGGCGAGGATGGTAAGCCGACGGGGATCAAGTTGCCTTATGTGGTGACTTTGGCCGAGGAGTCGATGGAGGTTGTTGGGATTCGTCGAAACTGGAACGAGGATGACGAGCTCAAGCAGCGCCGGAACTACTTTGTGCACTATGTGTTGGTAGAGGGGCCGGGGTCCTATGGCCTTGGTTTTGTGCATTTGATTGGTGGGTTGTCCAAGGCGGCGACGAGTGCGTTGCGGCAGTTGATTGATGCGGGCACGTTGTCCAATTTGCCGGCTGGATTCAAGGCAAAAGGTGCGCGGATCGCGGACGATTCGGATCCGATCCAGCCGGGTGAGTGGCGAGACATTGACGCTGGGGGCGCGGAGCTTTCGGCGTCGCTCTTGCCGTTGCCGTACAAGGAGCCGAGCCAGGTTTTGATGTCGCTTTTGGGCTTTTTGGTGGACGCCGGAAAGCGTTTGTCGAGCACTGCGGACATGCAGGTGGGAGACGGCAACCAGTATGCGCAGGTCGGAACGACTTTGGCGTTGCTTGAGCGTGGTTCGATGGTGATGTCGAGCATTCACAAGCGTTTGCATTATGCTCAGACGCTTGAGTTTCAGTTGTTGTTTGAGGGTTTTGGGCGGTATTTGTCGGACGAGTACCCGTATGACGTTCCTGGGGCCTCGAGGCGGATTAAAAAGGCTGATTTTAACGAGATGGTTTCGGTCTTGCCGGTGGCCGATCCCAACATTTTTAGTACTGCGCAGCGTATTCAGTTGGCGCAGATGCAGTTGCAGCTGGCGCAGAGCGCGCCAAACATGCACAACATGTACGAGGCGTACTATCGGATGTACGCCGCGCTCAACATTCGGGACATTGATGGCATTTTGCTGCCTCAAAACACGAACATGCCCCGTGATCCATCGTCCGAGAACAGTGATGTCTTGAATGGGATGAAGCTCAAGGCGTTTGCGGGGCAGCAGCATGATGCGCACATTGCGGCGCATTTGATGATGGGCATGTCTCCGATCATGCAGGCTAATCCGATGTCAGCGATAGAGCTGCAAAAGCACATTTTGGAGCACATTCGACTGAAGGCGGAGGAGGATGTGGAGGCTGAACTGTTCAAGCAGTATGGAACAGACCCGGATCGGTTGGTTTCTGCCATTCAAAAAGAGGGCATGGTGGCCATCAAGGTGGCTTTGTACATGCAGGAAATGAAGTCCATGCAGGGTCAGTTGTCGGGTGAGGGTGGAGAAGACCCGCTGATTGCCTTGAAGAGGATGGAAATTGAGAGTCGGTCAAAAATTGACCAGCAAAAGCTTCAGTTGGAGCAGCAGCGCTTTGGTTTAGAGCAGAACAAGGCGCAACAGGGGCTAATGTTAGACCAGGAACGGCTCAAACTTCAGCAAATGAGGCTGGTGCAGCCTAGAGGAGTGCAAAATGCCGCTTAAAAAGGGTTCAAGCAACAAGACCGTCAGCTCAAACATCGGGGAAATGGTGCGTTCATACAAGGAAAAGGGGTCGATTGGGTCCAGCAAGCCGAAAAGCGTGAAAAAAGCGGTTGAACAAGCCACTGCGATCGCTTATCAGAAGGCCGGACGCTCAAAAGGCATGAAAAAGGGGGGCGACGTCATGGGTCCGGCGATGGTTGTAAAGAAAAAGGACGGAAATCGACCCGTTAAGATATACTGAGCAGCAGCGCGATCTGGCGGAGCGCTAATCCGCCTGCTTTTCATGGGAAATCACCATGCTTGAGTTTGCAGAAGCTGTCTTGAAAGAGGTTAGAAAGCTGCAAAGTCAGTCAGAGCAAATTATATTGAGCGGATCCATCACAGACATGGAGCGGTATCGCTTTATGATGGGCCGACTTGAGGGTTTGAAGATGGTCGAAGACTCCGTGAAGGCACTTTTGCGTAAACACGGTGAAAAGTTTGATCAAACCTGAAAGGAGAGCCATGGAAGTGATGCAATCTGATTCGATGACGGCTTTGGAGCGCAAGTGGGCGGAAGAATCGCTCACAAAAGAGCCTACTTTGGATGACGCGTATACCGACAGTGGTTTTGATCCCTCAAAGTTGGAGCAGTCTGTTAAGGACATGATTCCGACGCCTTCCGGATGGCGTATTGCGATATTGCCGTACCGTGGGGCAGAGCGATCAAAGGGTGGGATTGTGTTGGCGGAAGAAACGCAGCGCAAAACCCAGCTTGCCACTGTATGCGGCTATGTTCTCAAGGTTGGTCCACTTGCTTATGCGGATGAGTCTCGTTTTCCAACGGGCCCGTGGTGCAAGGAAGGTGATTGGATCATCTTTGGCCGCTATGCCGGCGCGCGCATTCCGATTGATGGCGGCGAAATCCGTCTGATCAACGACGATGAGGTGTTGGGCATTGTCCGTGATCCTCAAGACATTCTGCACATGTAAGGAGTGACGATGAATACTGAAGCAACGGAGTTCAAGATTGGAGAAGATGAGGCGCCCGCAACGGTGCAACTCACTGGGGATGGAGCAGCGCAGGTGTTGGACAAACCTGGAGCTCCGGAGGTTGTCGCCACGGGTTCGGAAGATTCTGGAAATAACGAAACGGAGTTGGACCAGTACAGTGCCAACGTCCAAAAAAGAATCGACAAATTAACGGCTCGTTTGCGTGAGACTCAGCGTCGTGAGCAAGCGGCGGTGGAGTATGCAAAGAGTGTTCAGGCGCGTGCGCAGCAATTGGAGCAGCAGTATTTGCGCACGGACGAGCATCGGTTGAGTGAGGCCAAGGGTCGTGTGGAGACCCAGGTTGTGGCGCTCAAACAAATTATTCGTAAGGCGCGTGAGGAGGGTGACATTGACACTGAGACTGAGGCGCAACAGCGTCTTGCCTCATTGACGATGGAATCGAGTCAAATCGATCAGGCTAACGCACAGCGCCAAGCATATGTACAGCAGCAGGCGTATTTACAGCAACAAGCGGCGCAACAGGCCTATCAACAACCGGTCCAGCAACAGGCTCGTGTTGTTGATCCAAGGGTTGAAGTTTGGGCCGAGCGCAACCCTTGGTATGGCAAGGACACGGTTATGACACATGCTGCTTGGGGGATCCACCGCCAGCTTATTGAGGCGGAGGGAGTTGACCCCAACAGTGACGAGTATTATGATGAGTTGGACAAACGTATTCGACAGGCTTTTCCAAAGAAGTTTGTTGGTACGCAGGGCGGGGCGTCGCGGAACGTGCAGACGGTTGCTCCAGCCTACCGAGCTTCGGGAATCAATCAATCTGCACGCCGCACGGTTCGCCTGAGCCCAAGTCAGGTAGCCATTGCAAAAAAGCTAGGTGTTCCGCTTGAGGAATACGCCAAGCACGTTAAGGACTAAGCCATGAGCGACGTTACCATTCCTTCTTTGACTCGCGGTTCACGTAATTCCGACACTCGTGAAAAATCCGCGCGACGTAAGCCGTGGGCTCCTCCTTCTCGTCTTGATGCTCCGCCCGCGCCCGTGGGGTATAAACATCGTTGGATCCGTATGTCGGCTGCTGGTCAAGAGGATGTCTCGAACATTTCCGGTCGTCTCCGCGAGGGGTATGAGCTGGTTCGTGGTTCTGAGTATCCGGATTACCAAGTACCGACCGTGGAAGACGGCAAGCACGCTGGTGTCATTAGCGTGGGTGGACTGCTTCTGGCACGGATCCCGGATGAAACCGTGGATGAGCGAAACGCGTATTACCGTGATCGAGCGAAGAACCAGATTCTGGCTGCGGACAATGAGCTCTTGAAGGCCAATGCTCACTCGAGCATGGTCATTGAGCGGCCTGCCCGACAGTCACGTGTTTCTTTTGGCAGCCCCGGTAAGGGCAGCTAATCCACTTAATCAAGGAACAATCAAATGGCGAATGTTGACAAAGCCTTTGGTCTGCGTCCTATCGGCAATCTTTCGGCAACCGGTGCCCAAAAGCAGTACGGTTACGAGATCGCTGATAACCAGTCCGGAGCTATTTACCAGGGCGACCTGGTGACCATTGTTGATGGTTATGTAGTCAAGTTTGCACCCGCCACCCATTCGGCGGCGCTTGGTGTATTCAATGGCTGCAACTACATCGACCCCACCACTGGTAAGCCGACCTGGAAGAATTACTATCCTGGTTCGGTGAACATCACGTCTGGCAAGATCATTGCCGATGTGCTGGATGATCCCAATCAGCTCTTCTTGATTCAGGCTGATGAGGATGTGGTTCAGGCTGACATTGGCAAAAACGCTGATGTCATTGGGACGGGTGGAAGCACGACCACGGGTATTTCGTCGATGGAACTGGATTCGTCCACCATTGCGGATACTGCGGCGCTCAATCTGAAGATTGTTGGCCTGTGGGACGCTCCTGGCAACGCGCTTGGGGATTTCGCCGTCGTCGTTGTGAAAATCAACGAGCACCTGTACGGCAGCACTGGCGTTAAAGCCGTAACCTGAGCATAAAGGACATCTATCATGGCAATTTCACGTGCACAACTGGTCAAGGAGCTTGAGCCCGGGCTCAATGCGCTCTTTGGCATGGAGTATGACAATTACACGGAAGAGCACAAGGAGATCTACTCCATTGAAAGCTCGGACCGTGCGTTTGAAGAAGAGGTCATGGAAGCAGGGTTTGGCGTTGCTCCTGTGAAGACTGAAGGTGCTGGCGTCGCGTATGACCAAGCGCAAGAGGTTTACACGGCGCGTTACACCCACGAGACCATTGCTCTGGCGTTTGCGCTGACTGAAGAAGCGGTTGAGGACAACCTCTATGCTTCCCTGTCGGCTCGTTACACCAAGGCGCTGGCTCGTTCGATGGCTCAGACCAAGCAGATCAAAGCTGCTGCGGTTCTGAACGGTGCTTTTGACACCTCGATTGGTGGTGACGGCAAGCCCCTGTGTGCGACCGATCATCCGACTCTGTCGGGTCCGGATCTGCGCAACGAGCTTTCTGTGGCGTCGGATCTGAATGAGACTGCTCTTGAGCAGGCCCTTATTGACATCGCCGATTTCACGGATGAGCGTGGGCTGAAGATCGCGGTTCAGGGTCTGAAGTTGATCATCCCCAAGGAGCTGATGTTTACTGCCGACCGTATCCTGAAGTCCACGCTTCGTGTGGGCACGGGCGACAACGACATCAATGCCATCCGTAATATGGGCATGGTGCCCCAGGGTTACACGGTCAACCACTTCCTGACCGATCCCGACGCATACTTCATCAAGACTGATGCGCCCAACGGAATGAAGATGTTCCAGCGCGTCACGATGAAGACTGGTTTCGAGGGTGACTTCGACACCGGTAACGTCAAATATAAAGCTCGAGAGCGCTATGTTTTCGGGTTTTCCGATGTTCGCGGCATCTTCGGATCGCCGGGCTCGGCCTGATAAATTGAGCCTTTGGCTTAATTGGAGCCCCACTTCGGTGGGGCTTTTCTTTTGGTTGACACCCTTGCGGCAACCTGATAAAAAGCAGTTATCCCCGGGTCATCCGGGCACATCTGACAGTCCGGGCTGACGTCATGCAGACAGGTGTGCCGAAACTCGCATGAGAGGCTTCAAATGGCTAATACGCATTTTTCCGGCCCCGTACTGTATTCGGGCAAAGGGCAGATCACTGGCGCGTGGGGAGAGGATCTACCGATTGGTGTCAATCTGGATGTTTTCCAGGTTTTTGACGATTTCACCAATGTAGCGTTGGACTCCACTAATGACTGGACCGTGGTCAAGGACTCTGGGGCCTCGGCTGGAATTGGTGCAGACGTTGTCGGCGGCGTTCTGGACTTGACTTCAACTGCCACGACTGATGATGATGGCGCATCGGTTCAGGGCAATGAGGTTTTCCTTCCGGCGGCGGGTAAGTCGATCTGGTTTGAGACCAAGTTGCAGTGCAATGATGCTGACCAGACTGACATTTGCGCGGGTTTGACGGTCAATTTTGCGACCAATCCTGAGGCGATGCTGACGGCTGCTGACCGAATCTGCTTTCAGATTAACGACGGCAACGCGTCGATCCTGTGCAAAACCGAGGCCAGTGGCACCGAAACCTCGACTGACTCTGGGGTTGACCTGGATGACGACACTTATGTCACGCTGAGTATTCGGGTGTCGGGCACCGGCCTGGTTCAGTTTTACGTGAATCACAACCTGGTGGCCAGTCACACGACTAACATTCCCGCTACTGAGCTGACGGTTGGAGCGATGTCGGTTTCTGGCAGCGCGACTGGTACGCGTCGTACTCGGATTGACTACCTGTTTGCCGCAGCTACCCGCTGATAGGGGGCCTCCATGAGCAGCAGTAATCTACAGGCTGTAACCAAGACCGCTGATGCGCATGCGATTGGGGGGCGGACACGTGTGGCTGGGATTTACTACACGTGTTCTGCCACTGCGTCGTCTTTTACGCTTAAAAACGGTAGCACGTCTAGTGGAACGGCACTCGTTACGATTACGACCCCGGCCTCGGCCGGGGCGTATGACCTTATTGTTCCCGACATGGGTCTTCTGTTTGACTCTGGCGTGTACATTGATGTCAACGATGCCGAGGTCACGAGTGTGACACTGTTTTTCTACGGTGGAGCAGCGCAGTAAATGCCTAAATCGCGTGGCATGGGCATCAAGACTTCGGTCAAGTCTGGAAATTTCAGGCCGACCAAGTCTGGTGCTGGCATGACGGAAAAGGGTGTTGCGGCGTATCGTCGTGCAAATCCTGGATCAAAGCTTAAAACAGCGGTCACGGGTGACAATCCTGGTCCGGCAGATGCAAAGCGCAGGAAGTCTTTTTGTGCGCGTTCTGCCGGCCAGATGGAGATGTATCCCGAGGCGGCCAAGGACCCAAACAGCCGTATTCGGCAGGCTAGGCGCAGGTGGAAGTGTTAGGTCATGGAAATGATGCTTTGGAATGCAGCGCTAACTTGTTTTTTAGGGATATTGGCGTTTTTGATCAAAAGCCGCTTTGATGAGCTGCACAGGATCAGTATTCTTTTGAACAAGACTCGCGAAGAGATTGCCAAAGAACACGTTACTCGGCGAGAGATTGATGATCGCATGGATCGAATGATGAACCATTTTGATCAACGGTTTAATCGACTTGAAGCCAAACTGGACGAACTCCGAAAGGCAGGGTAATAGAGTGAAAGAAAAGATGAAGATGGTCAAAAAAGGTGGGAAGAAGGTTCCCGCTTTTGCGGCGGACGGCGTCGGCAAGATGATGGGCGGCGGCATGGCTACCAAGTATAAAAAGGGTGGCATGGCCGGCATGCACAAGATGCCGGACGGTTCGATGATGAAGGATTCGGACATGGCAGGTCGTGCCATGAATCGCAAGACTGCTGACGCACGGGGCCGTGCGATGAAGGGGAAATGATCATGGCTGGACGTGGAATGGGTTGCGCCACTCGAGGTGGTGGTGCGGTCGAAAAAGGCGCAAAAAACAAGATGATGTCCGAGACCAGTAAGACTACGGGTCCGGTGATGATGAAGTCTGGTGGGGCGGTCAATCAGCACAAGCGCATGGCCATGGGCAAAAAAGTCAAGGGCTATCGCAAGGGCGGGATGTGTGACTGATGGCCACTTCAGGCACAACGGATTTCAATCTTTCGATTGATGACCTGATTGAGGAAGCATTTGAGCGATGCGGCATGCGACCGCAGAGCGGGTACCAGTTGTCCAGTGCCCGCCGTTCGCTCAACTTGTTGTTCCTGGATTGGGCCAATCGTGGCTTGAACCTGTGGACCATTGAGCAGGCTACGTATGCGTTGACGCAGGGCGACAACGAGATCACGCTGGCCACGGACACAGTGAATGTGCTTGAGGCGATTATTCGTCAGAACAGTCAGGGCATCAATACGGATGTGTACATTGAGAGAATCAGTCGCGAGGACTGGCTCAATGTTCCGGACAAAACGACGCAGGCCAGGCCTGCGCAGTTTTATGTACAGCGTGCCAATCCGACCAAGGTGTTTTTCTACCCAGCGGCGGACCAGAACTACACTTTTGTGTACTACCGCATTCGTCGAATTCAGGACGCGGGGGAGTACACCAACACGGCGGACATCAATTTCCGGTTTTTGCCTTGTTTGGTGTCTGGGCTTGCGTACTACCTGTCTATGAAATTTGCTCCGGACAGGTCTCAAGCTTTGAAGATGATGTACGAAGAGGATTTCCAGCGAGCAGCACTTGAGGATCGGGACACTGCAAGTGTTCAGTTTGTACCGGATGTAGGGTACTGACATGGCTTTTG